TCACCGCCCGTCCGTTCTCGTCAGTCATCACCATCTGTTCCGCCCGTGTCGGTTCAGGGCGCACGGGGTCAAACCAGTTTCCTTTCTGTGTGTCTTCTTGCTTGGCTGCCTGTTCTGCCTTGCAGCGATCTTCGATAGTGTCGATCACTGCGGTCAGCAGGTGCAGGGCCAGCGGGGACTTGTCGGTGGCGGCGTACACATCTCCGACCTCGTGTGCGAGAGCCTGCCAGTGTACGTCATCGTTGGGCATGTCATGGTGCTTTTCAAACAACCTATATGCAGCGGTGAATGCACTACGCTGACTTTCGCTTAGAGCCTTCATTTGTGTTACCTCCCCCGATTAAAACAACTTTATAAAGTAAGCTTTTAATCTGGGGATATTGTACCGCAAATTAAATAGTCTGTCAACGTTATTTAAATAAAAATGTAAATAATTTTCAAATTTATTAAATATGGCTATAGATTTTATAAATATGTATACACATAAATTAAACATTCTAAATGAATATGTGTATGTGTATATTCAGCATTTAAATTCATTGTGTTTATTCGCTTCAATAAATATATGTATACACATACATAGCAACTTTCCGTGTTTGCGGTCTGCTCCTATATATGTGTATACATCATGCTATGTTCTGACTCCGGTCAGGTACTCAAACAACTGCTTTCCGGTCTGTCTTCCGTCACAAAACCGGAATTTGCAGCCGTATTTTTCTTGCATGGTTATCAAACATTTCCGAAAAAGTTTAGGATCCGCGCGGGTCATCGGCTCGCCAGCCCGGTGGTATTTTGACGGATGCCTATGCACTGGCGGTTCCCACATGTCTATGCGTCCGCATGGCGGCATTTCCTCTACCAAAAAAATCAGAGTGCTTCCGGCTTCCTGGGCGCGGAGACACTCATCCCGTAGCCTGCGGTGGTCTCTGCTCATGACGTTAGAAATAAGCTCCATGATCGAAGCCTTGGTGTCTACTGTGATCGTCATATCAGGTTCGTAGCGTCCCTGGTAGTTTCCGTCCCGATCTACCTTTGCCAGCGGGTCGAAAGCGTTTTCGTCACACAGGGCATAATCTCCATAGGACAGCGGCTGCCGGACAATCCGTATGCCTTTTCTTTCGCAGTAATCATGAATGTTTTTGTGTTTATCTCCGGCATATATCTGCTGTCTGGAGTCTTCAATCAGAAGCATAATAAAAGCGCACCTCGCAATGATTGATCCTCCACTCACAGGAGTTCATCGCGCTGTGCGCTCAGTGTTTCCATCTCTTTCGAGATCTCAGCAAGTCGCCGCTCTTTCCAGATGTCCTTGTTGATCAAGTCATCCAGTGTTACTTCCAGTGCCTTTGCCATCCGGGAGGCTGTCAGGAGGGAGATTCCTTTAGTCTTGCCTGTCTCCGCCCTGCCCAGGAATCCGGTAGCCACTCCGCAGTCTCTTTCCAGTTTCCCCAGTTTGCCTTTTGCAAGGCTGCGGACATTCCTGATGAATCGTTGTGTCAGTTCTATGTTTCCGTCCATTCAGTGTTCACCTCCTCCCCTTGATTGATTAATAAAAAGGTGGGGCGATTAGACTTCCTTTGCCACAGACCGGGGGAGGTCTCTATCGTGGAGGAAGTCGGCGTAGGGATGAGAGGGCGAGCAGCGCTATGAGAAACTACTCGCTTTGGAACCCTACCGCCTGCGGTTTTACCGCCGCCCCGTCGTACGCGATTTAGAACGGAAGGTTGTCCGTCTCTACCGCAGTGAAACCAGCCGCTTCATCCGCCGTCTGGGGCTTGTTCTGGAGCGGACGGTCTTTCATGGCTTTGACCTTACCCTGTTTGACATCATCCAGCACTTCCAGCCGTCCGATCTCGGTCGTCCATCCGGTCATGTCGTTATACTCCCATTCTTTGTTCCGGACGTTGATGCCAACGGCTTTCCCCTTGAGTGTTCCTTCATCGAAATCGAAGGTGTAGCCGGGATTGCTCTTTTCGATGGCGTAGATCGCGCCTTCGAACAGTTTCTTAGTCCAGGCGTCCTTCTCGCTTCCGTCGCCGGAGGGGATGTTGATGCGGATCGTGCCCTTCCATTTCGGCGTGAAATTGCCGTTCGCGGAGTCATAGTCGAACATCTTCTGATAGTGGCCTTTGTGTTCGCCTTCGGTGACATCCAGGGCCAGAATCAGACGCTGTCCGCCCCACTGGGTCTGCTCTACGCGAGCGCCTTTGATGATGGCCTCGTACGCACCAGCAGGAAGGCAATCGGGTTTGGTGGAAACAGGTGCCGGGGAATAACCATTGTAGCGATTAATCATAGTTTTCAGTCTCCTTTCATATTCTTCAGGTCGCTACGTTTTGTTCAGGCTTCTCAGCCTACACAATCTCCGGGAGTTCCGGGGACTGTGGAGGCTCGCCCCCGAAGGGGCTTGCCTTGATTGACCTTACGCGGGCTTCTTGGTCGGGGGAACGGTCGCTGCTGTGGTTACCGTGCTCTGACTGGGAGCCTGTGGCGTGGGCTGTTTCGGAGCCGGATGATCGGTGATGGGTTTCAGTCCGTAATACTCGCGGATCACGCTGTCAACCAGTATCAGATCGTTCGGAATCAGCTCTTCATCGAACATCCCCATGGGAGTCCTGGCAATGTCGTTTCCACGGTTCTTTGTCCGCAGGAAGAATCCGTTCTGATTGACTTCGGACTGGAGAATCACATTTACGACGCTTTCAATCGGGTATTTCTCGCTGATCATCTTCCCGCAGGACGTGAGTCCCATCTGACCGTTCTCATTGACGTCTGCGTGATGCATGAAGAACACATTGACGTAGTCAGGAACATTGTGGTTAATCCAGTTCAGAAGATCGTAAAAATGCTTTGCCATGTCCGTGAATTTTCCGTATCCGTTCTCATGGCAGCGATTGAAAAGTTCGTGTGTCATGAGGAACTGACTGTCATCGATCACATAGCAGTTCAGAGTGGGGTTTTTCAGGACTTTCATGATCAGGTCGTAGTTGGCGTCCTTGATGATCATCAGCTTTCCGTCATCCCGGAACGGCGGACGGTTCTTCTCCACCGCGAAAATTCCAACGTCCTTGCTGAAATCCTTGCCGTCATTGCGGTACTTGGGCAGCACTGTCCGAATAGATGTTGTCTTTCCTGTCGAGGGTCTTCCACCGATGAAAATGTTCATAGTTCTTCCTCCTTCAATTCTTCTCGCATACATGTCATGTTTTATTACCAACGAACTATGTTCGCCTGTAACCTTACTTAATCTCGAACGTCGGCTCCTGATTGACCACCGTAACGCCGGGGACAATCTCGCCGTCTTCCGTGACCACGTTCTCGCCGCTGACGGTGACGGTCTTTTTAAACTCGCCCCACATCGGCTTTTCTTTAGTCTCCGTCTTGATGAAGTCGGTCATCTTGTTTTCTTTCAGCCAAGCGATCAGCTTCTCATCGTCGGTTTCATACTTCGGGCCGGGGAATTTCCGAACCAGCTTACCGCTCGGCAGATCGTAAGAATCCTGGGTCTTGGTGCTGTGGTGCGGGACAGTGGCGAAATACTCAGCGAGCATGTGCTTCAGGTACTCGATCCGGCCCATCTGCCTTTTTTCGATCTTCTCCAGCGCATCCTTGTAGTAGGCTCGCCATTGGAGAATTTCCGCCTGGGCTTCCTGAATCCGCTGCACCGCCCAATTCGCTTTACCGTCATCGTCGATGATGAATCTGTCTGTTCCGGCTGCCCGTGCGATCTCATCAGCAATGGCGGCTTCTTCGGTCATCGGCTGCTCTTCTTCACAAAGAGCTTCAGCTTCGCTCATTTTTTAAAGTCTCCTTTCGTTTAATTCTAACACATTATAGCATTTACTTTATAAATTTGTCAACACTTTTAATAGGAAAATGTTTTAAAACACAGGATAATTTTTCATTTATATAAAGTAAAATTATTTACTGCCATCTATTTTTAACTTTTTTAGATGAAAAATAATAAAAATCATCGAAAAACTATTGATTTGATGAAAATGTTGTGATAAGATAAATCCGTAAAATACCGGAGACGGAGGGATTAGACATGGAACGCTGCATAAACCTGACCGAACTGAGAGAAAAATATAGCCTGTCTATGGGCAAGGTCGCTGCGAGGTTGGGTGTCACGCCTGCTACGATCTGGCAATGGGAGCATAAACCCGTTGAAGAGTTGAAACCAAAGGCAATCAAGGCGTTAAAATCCGTGTTCCCACCCGCCGAGGTATCACTGATGATAAACCCGGATGCTGACGTTTCCGGCGAGTCATGGGAAATGCCCACTGAAGAGCAGCCCCAGGATCAGCCGCAGGAAACCGTCCAGCAACCGCAGTTTATAATTCAGGCTGATTGGAGGGATGCAGCGGAACCAGAAGATCCTATCAAAAATGAGTTAGAGGAGGTGTATAAGCTTTTATCAGACAGCGGTAAACAGGGCCTGTTAAGTTACGCGCGTTATTTGTACATGATCGACAGGGGTGTTACATTTGCGCAAATCCCGGTCAAACAACAAACTCAGACAACGCGCTGACGGGAGATATGTAGCATATTATAAGAAGAAGGCTTTTTACGGCAGATCACCGGAAGAAGCAGACAAGAAACGAGAGGAATACCGACAGCGAGTTGAACGAGGATTAGACCCAACCAGAGAACGGGTATCGGATTACGCCAGGGATTGGCTTCCGATCAACCGCCACGGAGTATCAGTCAAGACGTACGAGTCTTACAAGCATTTTGTGGACGTCCTGATTGACGCCATAGGCGAGAAAACATTTGCGGAGATCAAACCCTCCGACATTAAGCGGATTTATTCCAGCTATTTTAGAACAGCTTCCGACAGCCACATCCGGCATTTTCGGAATCTCATCACAGCGATTTTTGACAGCGCAGTGGAGGATGGGTACGTGGGTTGGAATGTATGCAGATCTAAAAAAGCCGCACCCCACAAGGGCACGGCAGGCACTCATAGATCGATAACACGAGAGGAGCGTGAGTTAATCAGACAAACACCAGCACGGGTTCGCCCCGTCGCCATGACCATGCTTTATGCGGGCTTGCGTGACGGTGAGGCTCTGGCGCTGGATGTAGGCAGGGATGTTGACTTTGAGGCAGCGGTGATACATGTCCGGTATTTTCGCCACGCAGATCACAACGTACCGACAGTTACTAAGACCGGAAAAACGCCTGCTGCTGTAAGAGATGTCCCTTTGTTCCCGGAATTGGCGGAGGTGTTACGAGAGATTCCTGGCCTGTTGATTGCAGGAAAGGATGGAAAAGTATTGACCACTGCTGGCTGGCGAAACGCATGGAGAGTGTACGTCAATCAGATGGAGATCGCCCTGAATGGATGCCGCCGTCGCTGGTATGGCAAACGCGACGTGGACAAGGATCACAAACCCCCGCCATGGAAATCATTTACCGTCCGTCCGTACGATTTACGGCACTCGTTTTGCAGCGCAATGAGAGACGCTGGCGTGGACATGCATGTTTTGCAGCTCTGGATGGGTCATTCTGATATCACGATGATCGCAAAAATCTACGATCATGTTTCGGAAGAGCGCATCCAGTCAGAGATCAAAAAAGTGTCCTCGAATATGTGTATACACACACAAAACGGTCAAACGGACGGTCAGGAAAAATCGGAATGACCCTCAAACCTTTGATCTGTGGGCTGTCTGGGTAGGCAGATAGCCAGCCTTCCAAGCTGGTCACGTGGGTTCGATTCCCATCACCCGCTCTTCATTTTTCGGGGCGGATGAACCCCAGAAGCCTTACAGATCAACGGGTTGCGCCCCTTCTCAACACGAGTTGGGGCGTTTCCCATTTTTGGCGGTTTTGTGGTAAACTATGGCTATAGCTGATCGTAAAACGGTCAAACAAACGGTCAGATTTTTGAGCGGTTATTTCCTATTATATAGCAATCAGCGGAGGTGTCTGATATGCCAGCATTGGGAGCGATTCCGCAGGATGTGCAGGCGCGGTATGAGTTTCATAATTACGGTCATGCATTGGAAATCCTGCATATGTCCTGCGTGGAGGAATGGGGCGACGTCCTGGCTGTTCTCCGGCAGTTTTCAATCAAACCGAGCGACATAAGTAATCCAGGCGGTAGCGAGTCACCTATCCCGAAGAAGTTTACGGATGTCCTCCGCCCCCGTGGTTGGCAGGAGATCAGATTTTCCGGCGATCTGCATGTGCATATCTTTGATCGGCGCAACGGCGGTCTGATTGAGGATAAGATCGTCACAAAGTATATTGATGGTCACAACATCGACTACGTTAAAAACAAGATCGCGTTTGACCTTGAATGGAACAGCAAAGACCAGACATTCGACCGGGATATCCTCGCCATGCGGACGTTCTTTGACTGTGGTATAATAGACGCAGGAGTTATCGTAACCAGGGCGGAGAACCTGAATGATGTTTTCCGCAACTTGAATGTACTGGCGAAATACGGAGCCTCCACAACCTGGATGGGCAAGCTGACCCCACGCCTGGACTCCCGCAGACAGGGAGGATGCCCGGTACTGGCGGTAGGAATCACAAAGGAGTGCGTGATCGATGGCTGAGAATCTTCAATCAACGATAGACAATCTGCTGGCGTTCGCTGGCGACAAGAGATACAAAACGATCTATGCAGATCCGCCCTGGCAATTTGAAAACCGTACAGGTAAGGTCGCCCCGGAACATAAGCGCCTGAACCGCTATCCAACCATGCCGCTGGATGACATAAAAGCTCTCCCCGTTGCAGATATTGCGGATGAGAAGAGCCATCTGTATATGTGGGTGCCTAATGCGCTGCTGCCGGAAGGAATCGAAGTGCTGCGGGCCTGGGGTTTCACCTACAAAGCGAATCTTGTCTGGGAAAAAGTCCGGAAAGATGGTCAGCCAGATGGACGCGGTGTCGGGTTCTACTTCAGGAACGTGACAGAACTGCTGCTATTTGGTATTCGCGGCAAGGATAACCGGACACTGGCCCCGGCCCGATCTCAGGTAAACCTTCTGCGAGCAATGAAGCGTGAGCACAGCCGGAAACCAGACGAGTTCATCCCCCTGATTGAAGCCTGCTCACCAGGCCCATACCTGGAGTTGTTCGCCCGTGGTGTCCGGGATGGCTGGGATCTGTGGGGCAATCAGGCAAATGCCGACTACGAGCCTGACTGGGCTACGTACGCTAACCACACTCGGAAAACAGAAATTTAATTGTCATCTCGCAGCTATCTCAACTGAATTGTTGTACAGTTCGTCAAGCGGGATGTCTGTGGCATTGTCCCAACAAACAAGCCCAGTTTCATCAATATGTGCAGTCATAAAAAAGTCTTTATTCTTTAGCTTAGCAAAGAGAGGAGTGTTAAGCAAAGGATAACAATTATAAATCTTTGTTTCGCCCGTGTTGAATTTAATAATAATATTGTAATTGCCGAGGGGAGTTACTTTTACTGCGTATACCATATATGCTACCTCCTCTCCGACATTATAACACAACAGCGGAGGTTTAATCGCCCCCGCTCTTTTTTATTTGCTCATCAAACATCTTCGCGATCTCCTTGGCCTGCTCGACAGCCTCCTGATACCGTGGATCGTCCTCCGGGATCGGGTTGCCAGCGCCGTCAAACACGCCATCAATTGTGGTTCGCGTTACGTCCCTTGCTGCAATGCGTTTTCCATACCACATCACAAACATGTGCATCCCGACGGCCCCGGCAATCCAGCCAAGGATAAACGTAATAATCCAGTTCATTCCTCCGTGTCCTCCTCTGTCCTGATATAATACTCGATCTGCGCTCCGCAATGAGTGCAATGGCACATCTGCACGATCCCTGGGCCTTCGTAACCAACATCCTCGGCGTCAAAATCGCTGTCCCAGATCACAGCCCGCATCCCGCAGTGGAAGCATTCATACATTTTCTTTTTCCTCCTGCAAACGCTTGATCTCGCGATTGATGTAAAACACAGCCTTTTGCAGGTCTTCCACTTCTTTGGCTGGATCTTTCAGTCCGGCACGGACAATATATTTCACCGCGTTCCCCCGACAGAAGTTCAGGCGCTTATCCTGAATGAAGTCGATACATTCGATTTTGCCCTGGCAATAATGAGAAGGATGGTTGACCGGGTCGTTGACTGGATTAATAATAGCCGACATTTCAAACACTTCCTTTACAGATTAATGCTCGAAATATCGGCTGTTTCTTTCATGTAATTATGTTTGAATGAAAACCATAGATTTCGTATATCTGTATGTATATGAAATCATAGGTTTTCGTTCAATTAGTCCGGCATATAGCCATCGAATACTGTTGCGTATTTCTCGATGTATTTGCTGGCCTCGCCCCTTGACAGGTTTACGTAGCCAATGTATGGCATGTAGTAACCGAGTGTCCGTCCTGCTGCTTGAATCGCCTTGATGTATTCGATCTGTGCCTCCGTGGCTGCCCGTTTCCGCCAGTCCCCCTGGCTGATGATGGTACGTGGAGCCTGCGAGGTCTTCTTGGGTCGCCTGCATCTGTCTGTTATCATGGTATTCACCGCTCCTCTCTAATTGGAATCTTTGGCTGTTTAACGTGAACCTTTCCATGCGCACGAGCATTTGTCTTCCTAAGTTCAGTCAGGGGTTGCCGTCCTTTCTGACACATAAGGTGGACTCGAACCACCATCCCTTCACACCAGTCGTCGCCACATAGCCGGAATCGAACCGGCCCTTTGGTGGACGTCCCCGGTACTGCCCCAGGGCTGTCGGCTACTGCACGATTCGGATGGCAACAGGGGAGCGTTTCCTTCCTTTCAAAACCCATCCTCCCCGACAGGCACTTGCCCGTCCATAAAGCCGGATGCCGATCTCTGTCGGTGCTTAATCCGGCGTTGATTGACCATCAATCAGGGCGGTTATTAACGTAGAGCGCCATCCTTGCGGCGTCCTCGTAGCCTGTAGAACCGTCTGCTTCGTTGTAACTACAGAAATTATCTCCATCCTCACGGCGGTCACAGAAATGCATGTTTGGCAAGGCGTAGTTTACGGTATTTTTGTCTGACGTGAACATGGACAAACTTTCCGGCGTAATACAGATGTTGATCGCAGCATAATCCGGGAAAAACTTGTCCATGATTCCGCGAGCCTCGGCAAGGCAGCGCATAATCTTAATTTCTGCATTGCGTGTTCTTGTGTCTCTCATTTTCGTTGTCTCCTTTCTTACTCTTCAACCTTGTCAACCTTAAACAGGTTACGCTTGAATCTCCGGGCGAACGCCATCGCACTCAGGGAGAAAATCGCTGCGGATGCAGGTGCCAGCCCTACGTTCAGCATTTCCTCAATCGTTTCTGTAACTACTTCGTCGTACTTTTCCTTGCTAACAATTGCCATGTCAGCGAGAGCTTCCGGTCTCTCCGTCATTTTGTCATCCCTCCATTTTGTTTATTTCATTTCCAACTGCGCAGTTGCGACAGTAGTTGGCAGTCAGGTCTGCGTACATCATTTCCATGTTCCGTCCATGAATCTTTGAACAGCGATCCATGTATACACAGCGTTCACAAGCGTCTCTCTGAATCAGTGACAGGTTTATCTCTGCCCGGTGCCGCTGACCGGAACCGTAGCCGATGGCGTACGAAATCCCAGTCAGAGCGAGCACACAGGCTACGTATGCGATGTAGGCAATCATTTGGGACACCTCACAAGTTCGATAGTCAGTTCTTTCGGTTCAAACTTGCCATACTGCGTCATGACCGGGGCAGTGATCAGCTTGCGGAAGAACGGAACATTGTCGCCTTTGAATGGGGAACCAATCAGGTAGCGATGTCCATCCTTGTAAGCGACTACGCTGTAGTTCAGGTAGCGGGTCAGTCCCTCTTGCAGTGCATTAATCCGCGCTTGCACTTCCGGTCTGTACATAAATCCCTGAATCGGTTCCCAATAAGGAAGTCCTTTAGTCATCATGCCAACACCCCCGATGCTATCGTCAATACGATGAATCCGACCACTCCGATGATTGCCTGCTCTACCAGCAGTTTACGTTCCCGCTTGCGTTCCTTTCGCTGAATCTCCAGCCTTGCTTGTCTGCGCCAGTCAGCAGGGTTGTACCGGAACTGGACGCGATCATCCTTGCGTGTTCTCATGTCACTTCACCTCCCGAATGAAGATCCTGATGACTTCCCAATCCTGGAGGCGCAGTGCCTGCTGAATGGCGGTTATCTCACAAGCCATGAATGCGACGCTTCCGTCAATTTTCTTCTGGAGGCTGGGGTAGGTCAGGTGAAGCTGTTTGCACAGGTATTCCCTCGTGACGCCAGCCCGCTTAATGCAGTCAAGCAGCATCGTTTTGTTGATGTGGTGGATTTTTATCATTTAATTTCACCTCCCAAGTCGTTAGTTCTTGTTTAACTTCGTATAAATATTAACAGATTAATTTAAATAATGCAATAGGTTTTTATTAAATTTTCGAAAAAATCTTTTAACCTATGGCTATATTAAACAGAAAAAATGGAAATTATTTTTATTATTTTTATTTTTAAGCATATTAAAACACCCCCAGGCGTGATGCCCAGGGGTTTCTTTGTCAGTCAAGGTCAGCCGTTGCTCTCGGCGTTCGCACGATATTCCTCAATTTTCTTGAAGGTTAGCTCGTAGGCCCCGTAGGCACTCAAGGCAACGATCACGGCATTAAGCGCAGCCAACCCCACATTGCTCCATGTCAGGCCAATTGTGAAATGTGTCGCCAGCAGCATAACAATCAGGGCGATCACATACGCGATAATCCGTGTGGGGATCTTCCAGACCTTGTCCAGCGGGAGTTTGAGCAGCTGTACGATCAGCAGAGTGGCGAGGGTAGCCCCGGCGATTGTTGCAAGCTGTTCCCATGTGAACGGTTCTGTGGGCAGCTCACCTTCAGCCAACGCCACGGAACACAGCAGCAGGCTCATCAGGAAAACCATCAGACAAGTAAACAGTTTCTTCATTGTAATCCTTCCTTTCTTCTTATCGGTTGATTAGGTAGTTTGTTATTTCCGTCTGGCTTGCGAGTAGTTTGTCGTTACTGTTGCCGTTGATCTCGTGTGAAAGCATCGCCAGTATGCCCCGACAAATCACACGATTTCCTTCTTCCAGGTCATTCAACCGCTGATTGTCTTTGTTGAGCTTTGTGTCAACGTCCCTGCGCCACGCCTGGAGATCATCATGTGGTTGCTTCCAGCCCTTGATTGTTTTAATAAAATTGCCAAGTAAGACGATGAATGCCAGAATCGCCAGCAGGACGATCACAAAGTCCCGGACTTGGGTTAAGGTAAGCTCGCCCATGTTACGCCGCCTCCTTTCCCGTTGATTGGACTAAAAACTCGGTCATCATGTATCCCACGTTCCGTCCGTACTGGACACGACTCCAATCAAGGCCCGGTGTCAGGATTTCCACGGTATTTCCAATCGGAACCCTTTCAATAATCCCATAATTTTTCCCGGCTCCCTTGCGGAGGTTGACGGTTTTGCCTGTCGGCGCATACACGGTCGCAGTCGGATACACGGGCATTGGCTGGGGTTCCGGTGCCGGGGTCTCGTAATCAATGTACTGACACAGCCCGTAATACTGCCAGTCACCCAGCCGTCTGTCCTGTTTGACCGTGGGGCTTGTCATGTGTGAAATCACCAGTGGGTTGACTGATGTAACCACTCCTACGTGGTAGTAGTCAGTCAGGTCGCCGTTGTACAGGCTCCCACCAGGCTTGTAACGGCTTGGAAGCTTTGCGGTTGCCGGATTCTGGTTGCCTTTAAATACCAGATACCCCACTTGCAGTTCGCTTACATCCTTCACACGCCGGATTCCACCTTGCAAGCGATACCGTGCTGCATAATTGCTCCCGTGTATACCGCTCCAAACAAGGCCTGCTTTTCGCAGTGCGCCGATGACCATTCCGATGCAGTCGCAAAAGTCAAATCCTCTACAGCCAAGTTTATATCGTGGTTTCGCCTGAACGAATTTGGCAACCATTGCGATAAAAACCGCTACTGCAACTTTCAAGCTTCATCACCTCCATCATGGATTAAGCCAAATCCAACGATAAGACCGTTTATCAAATGTCATTTGCACCATTGTGCCTGCCGGAATTGTGTCAACCGCAACGTATGACCCGCCGGAGAATTTATACAGGAAGCCCATTTGCGAATAGGTGCCGGACGGCGTTTTAAAATAAACCTTGACTGCCGTGTCACTGCTGTCTTTGGTGATTGCATTGCCTACGCCACCACACACGAGCCGTCCCCAACGATTGCCAAATCCAAATGTTGCATCATCAACACAGACAGCGGTGTCCCCGTT